AACAAATCTTAGGACTGCGTCTTCGCCATCCCATAGTGCAAAGCTTGCCACCTTACGGTAGCTAATTAACAAGTCATCGCTCATAAGACAGGAGTGTGGAAGGGGTTGATAAGTGATTGGTGTATGGAAAAAGGTTATATAATGGATTTGGCTATACAGATTTAATGGTACTACGTGCTAAGAGAGCTAAAAACGGCAGAATGATGTACTTTAAGGATAACAAACTTATCTCTAAAGCTCGATACTTCGCTGCTAAGTCTCGCTCATCAGTGACTAAGCAATCTAAACCACGTAGTGCAAATAATAAAAACGGAGCAAAAAGAATGAAAAAATCCTTACCGCATCCATCAGTCACAGGTTTGGCTAGTGGTTTAGCAATAGCCAATTACCTAAATTCAGGAACAACCACAAAAAGTGGCAAACCTTTAGACGGTGTCCTTAAGGATGTAAGCGATGGAGAACTTGGAAAAGCTTTTAACACTTTATCAAACAATGCAATAAATTTAATTAGTTCTGACGTAGGACGTAAAACTTTAGTCGCATCTTCTGTTGTAGCAGTAGCTGGAGCTTTTGCCCGTTCACGATTCCCACAATTAAAACTCGGGGGAAAATCTTTATACTTTAGATTATAGAGAGGATAAACAAACATGTCAATAGTAATATCAAGAAGTGAGACGCAATTAGCAGCCACGGGTGCCTTTCAGGCAATGGATAATATTGGAACTGCAAGCGTAAGTTCCAGTTTTACAGTACCAACAAATGTATCGGCTATACGCCAGCTCACAATTTCAGTGACAGCAGACGGAGCCGAAGAGTTTGTACCTTTGGTTAAGATTAGCGGAAACTGTATGCAAGATGGCGATGCTATCTTTTCAGGTTCTCCCTCATATGGTGCTGTAGCAATGGATGCATTAACATATGATACTAATCTAAGCGTGCAAGCTGGTAACAGTTGCGAGTTTTCAATAGCTGTAACAGATAACGCAACAATTAGTGCTGTAGTAACTGCGCAATTCGAATAAGTTTGGCAAGACGTACAAACTCCCCTTGGAGTAAAACCTACAAAGAAGGTCTGACGACATCGGCCGTTAATGACCATGTCAACATAGACCAGAACGTCAGTGCAACAATAACTACTGGAGTTATTGATTCCACAACGGGTCAGTGGAAAGGTATTACTGTAACAGATGATAATTTTCTAATTGACGCAACACATGAAGCTGTACCGAATGGTGCTTCTGTATTAAGTCCTCAAGCAACCCCCGACTATATCGACATGACAGATTACCGCGATTTCTTTATGGCTATTAAACCTTCTACTGGTGGCAATTACAAATTAGAAGCTGTGATGGGACCCGCACATAATTACTTTGCTAACTTAACACCTGTTAATGCTGCCACTGTATTACGGGGCGCTATAGGTGATGTGGACTCAGCAGCGCCAGTATTCCCTTTATTTGTGGACAATGCTGAAAGTTTAACGGCGGATGTTTGGAATATATTTTATATTTGCGGACGCTTAGCTTATCAGAAGTTATTACAGTTTAAGATTACAAACAACAGCGGTGGTGAATCTGACATCCAATTCGCATATTTGAGGGTCGCTTAAAGAGTTAGGTATATAACCGACTTGTGAGGCACCTTGGGAAATTTTTAGAGAGTAGTATATAACATGGCCAAAAAGACAGGTTTTGAAGATATTTTAAAGAATATAGATGTCAATAGAACAATTATTACAGTGATTCCTTTACTACAACCGTTTATTATTTTTGGTGCTTGGTTAACTTTTGCTAGAATGAATACAAATGCAGGCATAGTAAGTAAAATAATTGCGATTGCTGAGCCTATACCCACTATTGACCTAAACGTTCCTAAAGAGGTTGTATTAGCATCTCTTTTCGATTCTACAGGAGATGCATTATTATTACTTGAAAAGGTTATAGATTTGGTAATTGACACTCCCGCTGAAATTAAAGAGACTATTACCCAACTAAAAAAAGGTGAATTTGTGGTACCCATTGATGATAAAAAGTATCACGTTAAAACTGAAGACCTTTGGACTGAAGTTAAAGAGCGCTTCAGTAGATATTTGAAGGTTGTAACTTAATAAATGACTGACAACCAGTTTATTGCTATTTGGTTAATTTCGTTTTTCTTGTATTTTATAATTTATACTTATTGGATACCTTACCGTACACAAGTAAGAATAGAGCAATGGTTACGTAGTGAAGAATCAGATGATACTTTACTTTTATCAATGGGAGTAATTGTAAAATCAATAAGAGAACAAGCTTTACAAGATTTTGAAGAATTTATGTTACCTAGAGCACGTGAAAGTTTACAAAAATTTTGGTCTGGAGCAATGGGCAATGCTGTAAAAGAAATAGGGAAAACAGAAGAAGGGTCTAAATTATCGATGCTTTCTTCAATGGCGGAGGATTTACGAGGTCAACCATGGTACTTACAAGCAATGGCCTCAAAATTTTTACCGATGATTGAAAACGCAACCAAAACAGAAGGAAACGCAAAACAGACAGTAGAAAAGGGTTTAGGAATGCGCAAATAATGCACTTTAATGCAAAAGTAAGCCACCCTAAACACCATTCCTATACTATCCCCTCCCTAATCCTTAAACTCAGGCTCTAAGAGCTCCATGATGTTTTCTAATTCATTGCCTATTGAAGCTAACAACATGCATGCAGTATCTGATAAGTCAGCATCTGATTTATGTTTATTCCATATATCAAGAGAAGATAAGGTATGCCACTTGCCATCCATGCCTTTTACATCTATAGCCATTATTCAAATCCTAATTTTTTAGCTATATCATTTAGTTTCTTCAGTGCTTTTTGTCTTGGGTTCATTTCTTCTCCCTTCCCTCAACTCTTAAACCATAACCTGAGGACTTGCGCATATCGACATTATAGATAATATCAAATTGCTTCTCTTTTATACCCCCGTCTGCAATCCACTTAGCTAAAGTGCTTTCTACTCCTACTCTAAATATTGTTTCAGTTCCCTCTTGATGTTTGTAATTTTCATTAGAGTGTTTCTTTAGAAATACATTGATTCCTAGGTAAGTATGTTCGTTACCTTTACTATCTGTTTTCTTGAAGTTTGGGTCTACTCCACCAACAAATCTTAGGACTGCGTCTTCGCCATCCCATAGTGCAAAGCTTGCCACCTTACGGTAGCTAATTAACAAGTCATCGCTCATAAGACAGGAGTGTGGAAGGGGTTGATAAGTGATTGGTGTATGGAAAAAGGTTATATAATG